CAGCGGTACTGGATGCTCAGCAACTTCCTGTACGACCCTGTGGGAACCCGCCGGATCGAGGAGTTCTACACCTTGCGTGAGAAGGTGGTGCCCAAGCTCAACACCCTGAATCGACTGGCCGCCACTGATCCAGAACGCGCCGAGCAGTTTGCGCAGGAAAACGAGCAAGACCTGATCCTGGCCCAGGGCATCAATGCGGCGCTGCGTAGGTTGTCAGAAACCCGCAAGTACAAGCAATACCTTGCCAGCACAGTCGCCGCGCAAGACATGTCCCAGGAGGAGCGTTCGCAAGAACTGCAGGCGGTGCGCGAAGCGGAGGTAGAGGTCGTTGGCTGGCTGCGCGAGGCTCGCGCCATGGTGCGGGATCAGTAAGTCCGCCAAACCCGGACCCCGTAGATGCCATATTCTCTGCGGGGTCTGACCTCAAGGTCGTAGTTCATCACCTGCATGGCGGGGCGCAAAGCCTCCCGTGCCTGCTTGGCTGTGGCGGTGGTTGGCAAGAAGAAAGACCCGCCCCGGGGGAGGCGGGCCCAGTCGATGAAGTACGAGGCCTCTAGCAGGTGCAGAACCTGGACGTCATTCAAACTCAAAGGTGGTGGAGTCGTCATCGTCTTTTGGTGCGTCATCGCGCAGTTTCTGCACGCCCAGGACCTCCGCGTCCATCACATAGCAGCGGGTGGGGGCACCTTTAAGCGCACCGTGGGCCCCTGCCGCCGGCCGGCGGGTGACTGTCAGGCCACCGTCCTTGCCCCGCTTGAGCACTTTGCGCGCTGCCAGCAGCTCCATGCTCGTCTTGAAGTCCACACGGCGGTCCACGAAGAACTTGCGCAGCTCACTGGCGATGATCACCAGCTCCTGCGTGTCAGGCTCATAGCGCATACGCAGCGGGCCCCGGGGCATCTCGTTGGCGGCGCCGTTGGCGGCCTCGCTGTTGATCACCAGGGTGTTGGCGGTGTTGGTGGTGATGAAGCTGGAGAGCGTTTCCAGAACCATCGTGGACATGTCGCCCGAGCCGTCGCTGTTGGACTCCTTGACGGTCAGAATCTCAGACGCGGCGGCGTCGAACACGCGCTGCAGGTCAATGTCGTGCAGGCCCAAGCGCTGCAGAATACGGCCGGCCACCACTGCACAGGTGAACATCGAGGAGTAGAACCGGTCGCTGCGCTCAAACGCATACTGCGAATCCAGCATCACCTGCGTCTCCAGCAAGGCCGCGGTAACCGCGTCGCGGTTGGCCACAACGTGCTGCACCAAGATCGGGCCGGCCAGGCCATAGTTCCCAGCCAGCTTGCCGAACAGCGCGTCGGACTCTTCCTTGGCGATACCCCGGGGCGTGGGCATGTGCAGGTCGATGATCCGCTTGAGCTCGCCGTCGGCGGACACTTTGTGCGAACGAAGGGACTCGGACACCACCGCGTTGCTGGAGGTCACCATGATCGTGCACCACGTCGTGCGGTTGGTACGCAGCTTGTTGGACTGTGCCTCCATGCGGTGCTGGGCTCGGCCGGTCGTGGCGCCATACACCAGCGCCGACAGGTTCTCAGGCGTCTCGTTCGTGATCTCGTCCACGGTCATGCAGATGCTGTTGAGCATGCCCAGCGTGTGGAACTTGGCGTTGATCGTGTCCCGCTGCGTCATCAGTAGCTCGGCCGGCGATCCGAACAGGGAATTGATGGCCATCTGCACGGTCGTTTTGCCGGTGCCCGAGGCGTTGGAGACCAAGTTGACTACCCCACCCCGCACCTGCGGGTTGTTCAAGAGCTGCAGCAGCATCGAGCCTGCGCCACAGAAGAACGCGAACGCATGCAGCTCCATGCCGAAGCGGCCGTAGAAGTTGATCACCTGCTTCCACTCGTCCAACGTGCCGCGCTGGTGAAACATGGGGGCCATCTGCTTTGTGCCGCTGGCCGGGGGCGCCAGCTTGACGCCGGCGGGTGTGTACTCCAGCTCCCCCACAACGAAGCTGTTTTCTGATGTCCAGCCCATCTGGTTGCGTGTACGGTTAGACGCCGTGGCGCCCTGAAGTTTTTGAATTGCTGCCGCGAGATATGACATGACGTCGTGTACCTTTCGTCCGAAAATAATGACACCGTGCTTGACCACAAGGTCCCGGAGCTTGTCCGTGGTCATGATGGAAGTAACCGGAGCGGTGAAGCGCCGCAGGCCGTCCCTGGGCAGGCGCACGTTGATGTCTACCAGCTCCCCCTCACCGTCTCCGCTCTCATCCGAGTCGTAGAACCGCTCGGTCACATACAGGTCGTGTGGGTAAACCTCGACCTCTTCCCCCTCTGTCTTGCCCGGTGCGTAGATGCCGCCATTGGCCCCCCGGAAATAGGGCCAGGGTAGGGGAGGAATCGTGACATCGACGAACTGCGAAGAGCCCGTGTTGGGGGTCAGAATCTCCACCTGCGTGATGTAGCTGCCGTCGTCCAGCTTCGGTGCCTCCGGTGTGTACCGGCCGAGCACGATCGGACTGGTGACGTTCTGCTTGCACCCCTTGCAGATATTGGGGCTGTTGAGCCGGTACCACTCGCAGGTATAGGGCTTGGCGGTGAGTCGGTCGGCTTTCTCTACTGTGTCCTCGAACGTGTACTCGGGGTGCGACTTAGAGACCTCATGGATCGCCGTCGGGCCGTCCTCGCAATTCCACGCAATGGAGAGTGCACCGCGCCACAGGGGTTCTTCTAGCGTGCTCCCGTTGTCCACGGCGTGCAGCATCTGAGCGCAGCCCGTGCCGGCCCTGCTGCGGGTGACGATCCGCTCGAAACTGCACGGGTCCAGTTCGCTGCGCGCCAGCGCTTGGGTGGTAGCGTCAACCCCGAACGCGCGAGCAGCGCTGAGGTCTATCGCAGGGGCAGGCAGCAGCTTGACCAGCGCCTCGAACGCCGTAGGCAGGCCCTTACGGCCGATACACACAGGGCGCGGGGTTTCTTCCTTGTAGTTGTTGGTGCCTGGCGCCCGCAGGATACGCGCTGCGTCGGCGGTTACCGTCAGGTCGATACCCAGACCGTGCTCTACGCACAGCGCTTTGAGGGACTTGGCAGCTGGCAGCCACCGGTCGGTCGGCACTTCGTGGGTGAACGGCCAGTAGACGTGCAGACCACCGCCAGAGAGGACCACGTAAGGCGATGGGAACTTGGTGGCCTTGACAAACGTGCGCAGCGCGTCGATGGCAGCGGCTTGATCCGCATAGGGTTTACCCGGGCCGCAGTCGATGTCTAGGAACAGGCTACGCAGTGCAGATGCGTACTCAGCCTTGCGGCTGGATTCAGTGAAGGTGGCGAGCGCGAAATACGCGTCTATGCCGGTGTTGTTGAGGGTCTGTATTTGCGCGTGGGCTTCGGACAGGTTGTCGAAAAACGTCTGCCTAACACGCCCGTCGCTGATGCCTACCACGCAGTACAGCCCTGACGTGGGTAGGATTGTCTCTAAAAAGTCGGTCACGGAGCCTCACGGGGTTGAGGGTTGCGGGAAAAGGGTCTGGGGGAGGCGGGCCCGTGCACCACCTTGTCACCCGGGGATCAGCCGGGTCTATCCCCCAGAGCGGGTGATTATGCGCGCTGCGCTTTGAGCTGCGCAAGGTATTCCATCAGAACAGCCAGTTTCGCAGGGCGGGGAGTTCGGGTCCCCGTGAACCATGCGTAGACTGTCCCGCGGGCTACACCCAGCTTGGACGCTACCTCAAGGACAGGTATGTCCAGCTCTACACACAATTGACCGAGCTTGACGGGCGGGGTCACGGGATTGGCACCCATGATGGCCCGCACAACAAGCTGGTCATAGCTGCGCTTGCGCAGCTTACTCGTCATCGTCCGTAGCCCACGTGCTCAATGCAGCCTGGGTCCGATCGGTCGCCGCGGGAGCGGGTTCCTTCTTGGACGGGCGCTTGACTGGCTCAGGGATGTCGTCCCCCAGCTCCGGTGCAGGTGCCGCAACCTTGGCCTTGGGGGCTTCTGGTGCGCTTGCAGCTTGGCCGCCGCCCTTCTCCTTGACCACCATCTTGAACTCGACAGCGCGCTGAGCGTCATCCGACTTGGCGGCTTCCTGCACGACATCCCACTCACCTTGCTGCAATGGGCGAACTGCGCGGAAACGCAGAACCGGCACTGCCTCGCTGGTGTCGAAGCGGGCTTCAGTCACCACACCGGTGATAGGCACACCGTGGCCGGCCAAGAACTTGGCGTAGGCGTCCAGAGGCATCTTGTCACCCACGGGCTTACCGAAGATGGACTTGGCGGGCAGCTGCAGGCGGTAGATGTTGCCTTCGAGATCGTTCTCCAGTGCCACGGCGATACGGCGGCTGTAGCGGCACGCACGGGACTCACCTTCACCGGAGCCTGCGACGTTCTGCTTGCAGGTCATGCACTTGTCGCTCTGGCGGTTTGCCGCAGGGACTTCCTCGTTGGGGGCCTGGCCGTCGGCGGACCAGCAGGTAGGCTCCACGATCTTGCCGTCTTCGTACTTGTCCATGAAGAACGTGCGGTGCACCTTCGGAGCCGCTGCGATGATCACGAAGTTCATGGCGCGGTCTTCGTTCTTGGCAACTTCCTCGCCGCCCACCATCATCCGCCACACACCGCCTTTGATGGAGATTTGCTTGCCGCCGCTGTTGCCAGCGAGCATCTTGGTGGTTTCGTCGGTTTGACGCAGGTAGTCGGGGATTGCAACGTTGCCGGATTTGAAGAGAGTGATATTGCTCATGATGCGTAGGATTGGATTTAGTTAGTAAGATTTGGATTAAGCGACGCGCCAGACACGCAGGCCGCCGTCGACCGCGCGGATCGAGAACTTGACGTTGAGGTCTTTGTTGCGCTTGGTGAATGCCGAGGTGCTCGACGACACGCGGCGGCGGTCTTCTTTGGTGATGGGGTTCAGGGGGACCAAGAACGAGTCACCGACGTACATGTCGGCCAGCGGGTAGATGCTGGCAGTGCGGCCGGGTGAGCTGGTGCGCTCGGGCATGGGGATATTGGTTTCGATTTGGAACATGGTGATACTGAAAGTTGTTGATTTGTTGGTACGGAGTGGATGTTTTAAGTGCGGGTGGTAGGCCTCCTCACGGTAATCGAGTAGCGGGAATCGACGTTCAGCCCTTCAGGCATCTTGTCGGGGTTCTCTTGCAGAAACTGCTTCATGTTGCCCTGGCTGATACGCTGCTCCATCAGCTCCAGTGCGTCGTGCTCTTTGATGAAGGCGCGCATGCGGTCCCAGTCGCTGGTCCAGTAGCGGGTCTTCACGCTGCGCGTGAACGTGCCTGCGGAGGTCTTGCCGCCGTCCTGGCCCGTCTCCTTGCACAGCTCCAGCAGCGCTTGCTCCAGCGCCTCCATGTCAGCCTTGATCGTGGCCAGCTCGGCTTCGTGCCGGCGTTCCATCTCTTCTTTCGCGTCGCGGGCCCTGACGTAGGCCTTGACGATTTTCTCTGCGTCCATGTTGTTCTCCTGTTGGTGAAAGCTAATTGTACATTGTCTTAGTGGCGTGTCAAGTGATCTCCTGTCTATAAAGTTCGACGATGTCCAAGTGGGCACCGACTTTGTCCTGCAGGGCGGCGTACATCCGGCGCTCCACTGGGCTGCCTTGCAGGTGCGTGACTGTGACCTTGTTGGTCTGGCCGGCGCGGTGCGGACGGGCGTTGGCCTGCAGGTATATCTCGGTGGAGGTCACAGGGCCCCACCACACGATCTGGTCCGCCCGGGTCAGCGTCACGCCGTGCGCGATCGCATTGGGCACCAGCAGCAACACCCTGGGCGCGTCCTCAGTCTGGAACCGCTTGATGATCCCCGAACGCTGGCCGGCCGGCACCCCGCCGTGGATGTGCTCGATCAACTTAGGGTCGCCCATGCGCTGGCCCAACTCCCGCTCCACCAGCTCCAATACGTGTCTGTATGGGATGAACACCAACACCTTGTGCTCGGTGCTGTTGATGATGTCCTCCAGCTCATTCATACGACTTGTAATGTCGAACTCAATCACTTCTCTAGTATCCGAATACACGGCGCCGAGGCTGGTTTGCAACAATTTGTTGATCAGCGTAGCAGCGTTAGTAGCGGAAATCTCCTCACCTGCAGCGACCGTCGCCATGTGCGTCTTGATCGTGTCGTAGAACTTCGACTGCTGCGGGGTCAGGACCACTTCCCGCGTGGTGTAGAGCTGATCGGGCAGGTCCAGGCACTCTTCTTTGGTGAACCGGATGGCAGGCTGCAGAACCTCGAATACGGTGTCCTTGGCGTTGGGCTTGGCCGCCCACTTGAACTGCGTGATCTTGTTCATGACCTTGTCGCGCCACTGCATGAATGAGCGCGGCACCGACTCGGGGCGGACCATCTTGGCGATACCGTAGGCGTCCAACGGCGACTGCGAAGCAGGAGTGCCGGTCATGGCCCACACACGTACGTTCGGTTTAACTAGCGTGTTGATAGTCTTCCAACGATCTGTTTGTGCGGTCTTAATTGCGGTTGCTTCGTCGATGATGATCAAGTCAAAACCACCGTTTAGTAGCTCTTGGTGGACCACCTTTACGCCATCAAAGTTGATGATTACAAACTCGTAGTCACCATTGACGATGGCAGCGCGCTTGCGCTTGTCTCCCGTAGCGATCCCGACTGTGCGGTGCATCAGGTTTCTGAACAGGTCCGCCCGCCACGCCGTGTCCATGATAGACACCGGGCAGATAACCAGAACCCGTTTAATTAGTTTTTTGGTCAGTAAGTAGTCAGCGGCCCACGCTGCGGCTGCGGTCTTGCCTGTGCCTGGTTGGTTGAAACAATAGCATCTAACATTAGATGCGAAAAACTCAGCAGTAACCCGCTGATGGTCGAACGGTGTGTAGAGACCTGGCCACTTGTACCGGCCGACGATGGGGTGCGGCAGCTTATTGATGCCTAGGTTGCGCAGCACGGCCCACTCATCGTGGCCCCAGTAGACCAGCATGCGGGCGAGCTCGCCGTTGCGCTCAATGACTTCTGACCGAGGGATCAGCGCCGTGATCTGCTCGGCTTTGCGCGTGACGAATTGCAACGCGCGGTTGTCGACTATTTGCATGGGAAGGATAGGAAAAAGAGCCCGGTAGCAGAACTACCGGGCGAACCGTAAACCAACAAGAGAACCAGCGGCAACCGCTGGCAGATACAGTCTACTTCATCCCGGCGGATTTGGTGCGGGGAAACGAGCGGTTTTTGGACGCCGGTACCGCACGCAGGTTGCTCATCTTGGTGGCCCCGCCCTTGGCCAGTGGGCGCTTGTGGTCCACATCGACGGAGCTAGGCAGATCGCCGTTCTCCTTCTCATACATGCGGCGGGCTTTGTTGCGCTCGGCGCGCTTGGCCTTGACGGCGGGCTGCGCATCGTAGGACCTCTCCAGGTCATACCGACGGGGGTTTCTGGGCATAGCCTGATCCTTCCATGAGTTACTCCTTGTACTCGCAAACTTCAGATGACACTGGACAATAGCGGCACAAAGGACCCGACTTTGGGTTCCACACACCGTGCTCTACCGCAGCCTCAATAGCCGTGGCTTTGCCCGCCCACTTCGACATGATCGCAGCAAACTGGTCCCGCGTATAGTCCGCCTTGATGAAGTCGCGCGCGACGACAAACACCAGCCCACCACGTACCTTGGTCACCTGCGGGTAGTGGGCGAAGATCATGGCTGCCATCAGCTCCAACTGCGATGTATCTGCGTATCTACTAGATTTACCAGTTTTCCAGTCTAGCAAGCGGGCTGTTGATTTGTATATCACCAGTACGTCAGGAACCCCACGAAACCACACGTCTTTGTCGAAGAAGTCGCACGGTGTGAAGTCACGCTTGATCCCCAGCTTCTGCTCGCACAGGATGGTGCCTGGCATGTGCTTGATCGGGTTGGCGTAGCCGTGGAACTGCTGGTACTTCTCCGGGATCGGCTTGTCCTCCATGAGGAAGTCTTCGAGAGACTTGTGTACCTCCGTACCATATCGCGTGGCTTCCGTCTCACCTTGCTTGAACTTACGTAGGATACGTACTTCGTGATACTGACGTGGACAGTTCTCGTGCTGTTTAATTGAACTATAGCTGTGCGTGAGATTCATAGGATTCCTTGATAAAGGTCTAGTTTAGCAGTCGCCGTAGCTTGCGCCAACCCCGGATTCGCACGCCAGCGGTAGGCCCGTGGCCCATGCAGGGTTCCAGCTCATGCACTCCTCGACGTAGCGCTGCGCTTCCACGGCGGCGTCCTGCGGGGCTATGACAGCTACAGCATCATGCACTGTAAGTATCGGGCGGTACCGCTTGGCAATACGCAGCATCTGCTCAGCTACTACACACCGTGCTACCGCCTGGGTAAAATTCTCCGTGCATTTGCCACCGTATATACGTACAGGTAAACCCTTTGATGTGTACACCAGCTCTTTCTTACCGTCGTCGTTGTTGACCGCGCGAAGATTTGGGTATTGGATGTACAGCCCGTTCGGCAGGGTGATGCCTTTGTCGGCCACGGCTTTGACCACACCCACGGCGTCTATATCGGCATTCTGCCCGTACATCAGGGCCCGCATGGCGGCGCCTGACTTGGCCCACAAGTCCGCGATCTTGAACGCTCCGCTGCGGTACGTGTCGATGATGCGCTTGGCCTCGCCCAGGGACACCTCTACGCCAGCCTGCGTCTTCAAGAACCCCTGCAGCTTCACGTGGCCGACCCCATAGCCTGCGCCCAGGACTACCGTTTTTCCTACCTGACGCTGGGTCTTGTCGACTTGGTCAATCGCCACGCCGTAGATTTTGGACGCCATCAGCTTGTACACGTCTTGCTTGTCCCGGAACGCTTGCACCAAGTCGTCTTGGCCAGCTAGCCACGCTAGTACACGGGCTTCGATCTGCGCGGAGTCACAGTCGATCACCACATAGCCCTTGGGAGCCTTCATGGACTTCTTGATCCGGCCGGCGTTAGCACCGCGTGATGGAAGGTTCTGCAGGTTGATGGAATCCTGACCAGACCAGCGCCCCGAATGTGCGCCGTAGTACCGCAACGGCACGGGAAACGCCCCGCGGCTGGCCATGTCGATGAACCGTTCAGTCCGGGTCTCTTCGATCGTCGTCTTGTTACCCAAGCGGGCAGCGACCAGTGCCTGCACGTCCGCGTTGGGGTGCTCCTCCAGCTCCTTGAACGCCTCGTCGGTCTTGGCGAAGGCCCAGGCCTGCTTGCCTGTGGTCGGGCTGACCTTGGTCGGGGGCTCCACACCCAAGCTGCGCAGCGTCTCAGAGAACTTTTCGTTACTCATAAGTAGCTTCTTGATGCCCTCTGTGCCCTCGGTGAACACCGTGCGGACATACTCGGGGTCGGCGTCGCGCAGCATGTTGTCCCGGACCGTCTCCAGCAGCGCCATTTTGCGTGACCGTACCTCGCTCAAGTGCGTCGTCAGCATCGCCTTGTCCAGCTCCAGCACGGGCTCGGTGAACATACGCAGGGTCAGGTCGATCAGCTTGAGCTCCTTCTTGGGGAAGCCCATCTCCATGTACCGGTTGAACAGCGCGTAGGTAAGCTCCACGTCGTTCTTGCAGTACTCGCCATACCGTGCCAACTCCTCGGGGCTGAAGTCCTTGTAGCGCTTGCCCAGCGCGTTGAGCACCTCGTCACCCTTGGCACCGATGTTGGCTCGCTCGGCTTGCGCCTTGAGGCTGTGCGCCTTCTCATGGGGGAACAAGGCACGGGACATGCCCAGCGTGTCAAGCCAGCCCAACGGTTTCACCCCGTAGTGCCACGCAAGAATAGCTCCATCTAACGCTGTGTTTTGACCTAATATTAGTTTGTCTGACCAGTCGATCTTTGCCAGTGCTGAAGCTACGTCGGGCCCCTTGATCCAGTCGGTTGGCCAGTGGTCGAACTTGATGCCCAGCCCGATAGTCTCGAACAGTGGGGATCGTACATAAGCCTCGGTAGTTATTTTGGAAAGCGAGAACTCTCTATCATAAAACGACTCTATATCGATTGTCGCTAGTGTTGGCATATGTATGTTTTGTTTCTTATGATTAAACTAATCGCTACTTGGCTTACGCCAAATTGCTCGGCTAGGTCTACTTGTCTGGCCCCTTTTGCATACGCAGCTCGTATATCCATGGCCTGTGCGTTAGTCAGTTTAGAGTTGACGTGGCGCTCCCCCTTAGGTTGTGACCTACGACTTTTTGCGTACGCGTCTAACTGATTGTCTGAGTGGGTGCCTATAAAAAAATGTTCGGGGTTGCAGCACTTTCGGTTGTCGCATTTATGCAGTACAAACCCGGGCTCTAGCGGGTCTTTTGGGGCCTCAAGTACCGGCACGAGCCCGGCGAGCCACGCGGCCACGCGGTGCGCGACGTGTATGCGCCCGTTCCACGAAACTGATCCGTATCCCGTGCTGTTCTTTGCCCCAACCCACTCCCAACAAGATTCCGGCTCCCCTACGAGAACCCGGCGCCAAAAAGACTCTGGGGTTTGCTTTGCGGACATACTATCTCCTAAAACGTTTTACAGAAATAGTATACCATCAGGCATTCCTTGGGTTATACGGTTCGTCGTCCCGTACTCGGACGGGTTCGGGTGGTGGCAGGCGATACTTGCGTTTGCGTTCCATCTCACTCAGGCGGCGCCGTTCCTTCGAGGAAAGCTCGCGTCGATGCTGTGCAATGAAGTCGGAAATTGGATCGGGCTTGGGTGATGTCATTGAGGCACTCCTTCAAGTAGTCGATGTTGGTCTCGTTGATCACAAGGGCCAGGCCCCCAGCAGCTTCGATGTCGCGCAGGGATTTGATCTGCAGCGTGGTGGGCTTGTTCTTGCCCGCTTTCGCCTCGATCCCGATGAAGCGCCCTTTGTGGCAGGCCAGGATGTCCGGCGTGCCGTTGCTGCCCATGGTCCCGCCGATGTAGTTCACCTTGAACGCACCGACAGCAGCGAGCGCGGCGTGTATTTGGCGTTTGACAGCGACTTCAGGGGGTGTTGCCATTTGAAGTCTCCAGCTCGATCAGCAGCTCGATGTAGTGCTTGGCTTTATCAAGGTCGGCAATGCCATTCTTGCTGCGCCAGCGCGACACGTACTTGATCACGTTGCCCTCGAAGTAGCCGATGCCGTTGGCGTGGATGTACTGCACGGGTTGGATCGCCAGCTTCTTGTAATGATCGCCGGCAATTTGGGTGTCTAGTGGGTTATTCGTCTTCGTCATCATCAACTCCAAGTCGGTGCATTTCAAGAAGCTCGGCCTTTGCCATATCAAGGCAGCCGAGCGCGGTGGTGAGCAGCATGGTGTCGTGGTACTTGAACACCAGATCGAGAATCTCCTCGATGAGCGCTGAGGACAGGTTGTTTTCGTAGTTCAAAACAGCCCTTTCAAGTCAGGCGCCACGTACGTGGCGGGTTTGGCGATCTTGCCGTTGGCGTCAAACGTAGGCTGTCCGTTCTCGTCGAATTTCGACCAGTTCGAGGTATTGACCCGCGCACAGGCTTCAGCGGTCTGCATACCTGCACAGTGACCCACGCCGATGGCGGTCACGACCTGGTCGGCCAGGCTGTCAAGGAACGCTTCCCGCGCTCCTGGGTTGATGCTGGCGCCCATCTCGCCGCTCTTGAGGCCGTCGGCCAGTTCCTTGAGCATGACCCACACCGGGAACGATGCGTCTACCGTGCCATACTGCACGGTCAAGACCTCGAACATCTCGGCGATTTCTTCCAGATGAACACCGAGGGCGACGTTGAAATCTTGCGCTGTAGGGTGAGGGCGCGCTCTACGCTGCCACAGTTCGATTGATTCGATGCTCATTTGATCCACTCCAACAGGGTTTGCATGTCGACCTGGAAACCGGCCGCGTTCTTGTGCCCGCCACCACCGAACTGCTTGGCTATGGCGCTAACGTCGTAGTCCCCGTTACTGCGCAGGGAGCAGTTCGCTTTCTTGGCGGCGGCGTCGTAGTACCAGACAAGCCCGAACGTGCCGCTTGCCGTGGCCAGCTCGTGCCCGACCTCACTGATGTTGTTTGTGGTGTTGACCGCCAAGCCATATGCAACGGGGCGCGGTGTTGGGGCGCCGCTCAACACAATAGCGCAGTGCGCAGCCTTTGCCGCGGACTCCAAGGTCTGCTTGCGGTACGCCTCCAGCGTAGCGCGCCCCCGGCCGAGAACGTCGTTCAGGTTCCGCCCCCAGTCGCTGGTGCCCGCAGGGGTTAGCAGGTGCCACTCGCTGAATGAGAACGGCCGCATGTTGATGCCGGCGTGCAGCTCCTTGGAGCCATGCAACTTGAACTGCCAGCGGTCACGGTCGTCGATCATCTGCGAGAGTTGTGGCACGTCCGTTCCTGGGTTGAAAAACTCCCACGCCAGTAGCGCACCGGACTTGTTGTTGTCCAGTAGGACGTAGTCTTTGCCGTTGCTCTGCTCACACCGCTCGCGCTCTCCATCTGTGCACCACATCTCAAACGCGGTTTTGTGGTGGTCAAGCCATACGAACCTAGACGACTCTTCGATCAACCGCTCGGTCTCTGCTTTAGGGAACGAAAAATCCAGCACGTAAACGTCCCGCCCCGACACAGAGTGCGTAATTGGGTTGTTGTAGTGCATCGGCACGTAGTCAGCGTCGTCGCCTAGTTTCGTCCACGCCGCATATGCAGCGCCAAAACCATCGGTGCAGTTGGCGTGGTAAAAGACGATCGGGTTCATACTTTCTCCTGTAGTTCTGCCGGCACATGCGGGAGCATGGCGGCGTGTTTGTCGCGGATCAGTTTCTTGGCCAGGGTGATGGCGTCGTCCAGGTGCTGTACCGTGATCACTTCCATCTGGGCGTCGTGCAGTTCCATCAGCTCGTTGAGGGCGACGATCTCGGGCCCGGTCGGGATGAACTTGAGCCGCTCCACGGCGCGCCAGACGATCTTGAGGATGGCCTCGCGCCCAGCCAGGGCCACACCGGCGTACTCCTTGCCGAACCCGCCTTGCTGCAGTGCCTCGACGATGTTGCTCATGGCAATCAGGATGTCCATGTCGCGCTTGGACGCCCGCCCTTGGAGCAGTGCCTGCATTGCGGCGCTGTTCTTTAGCTGCAGGTCCAGCAGGTAGGTCTCATGCCGGGTGATCGGCGTGATCCGCTCGGTAACGAACCCAACGGGGTCGGCCAGGATGTGCTTGCGCTTGTATGCTTTGCGTGGTTTCTTGTTGGTGGCCATCAGAGGTACGAGCCTTTTTGTTTGCGTTGAATGTAGGTGGCGGTGATGATGTCCATCGCGGCGGCTCGGCGGCGGCCGCCCTTCTTGGAGCCGTCGATCTTGCGCTGTTGCGCGGGTTCTTTGGCGAAGGCCGACTGCTTTGGTATGGTGAATGCGTTTTTCATGGTCGTGGGCAATTCTCTGGCGGGGTGATGACGCACCACACGGCTTGGTACTGGCCTTTGACCGGGTCGGTCCATCGGTCTACGTACGCATCGGGCATGTGCGTCAGCGCCTTGTTTACGGACCCTGGCAGGGCTTTCAGTACGGCTGCGATCTGGGCCACAGTCATACCGTCAGGGCTGGTCTTGAGCAGCGTGCGAATGTCGGGGTGTCTTGATCTCATGCTCCGAGTCCTGCGAATGGGTTGGGTGTGTAGTCTTTCCAGATTTTGTTGCGCTTGATCGCGCCGATGGTCGTCTTGTTCACGCCTAGGCACCATGCGATCTCCACGTTTGGTGTGTCGGATTCTCGCACCCACATGGCCAGCTCAGCGGTGAGTTTGGCGTGCTTGCGCAGGGAATCCGTCAGTCGCTTGATGCGCACGGGGTGGCTCTGGTGCTTTTGCTCCGCTGCGGTGCGCAGTTGGACCGTCTTGCGCTCAGCGCAGATCGTGTGCTCAGGGTTCACGCACATCGGGTTGCCGCAGCTGTATGTGGCCCACCGCTTGCACAGGCGAAACCCCTGATCCAGCATGATGAACCGGCGTACCGATCCCGTCTTGCCCTGGTACTTCATAGTTGGCACCGAGCCGCAGGGCTGCAACGCACCGGTCCACACCCAACAGTCGCCCTCCTCGATGATGTGGCGTCGGATGATTTCATGCAGTGGGTTCATGGCGTGCCTCTTTTGATGCCGTGGGCGGCTTCACCAAATCGAAACCATTTAAGATGCTCCGGCCCAAATTCATGAGTTCCTACGAATGCTACGATTTCCTTTACGGTCAGAGCCACGCGCTCAGGCTGCGGGCGGGTGTAGAGCACGCGGGTTTTGTCACTGGCGTGCCGTGCGTTGTATTCGTAGCTCTCCCGCGTCTGGTCGGTCCAGCGGCCATCGCCAACAGCTTGGCACTGATACACCGGCTCACCCTGCACCGCTGGCTCAGGCTGCGAACTCAACGCTGGGCAAGCGGTCGCGCAAGCCCTGTTCGTGCACGCCTCGTCTGTGCCCGCTGTGCATCCTGTGCGCTCAGGCTGCGCTACTGGCTTTGATGCCGCTTCCCAAGCTCGAAAAGCAAAGGTTTTCTCGTAGCCTCCGCCACCGGCTCGACAAAATTGGCCATGGCTATCCCACCACGCCTCAAATTGATCATTCCAGTCTGGGCCGTCTTCAAGGTATATCTTCTGCTCAGGCTGCGCTACTGGCTCGGTCTTAGGCCGCGTATCAAAGTTCATGCAGGAAAGTCCATGCCTCGCACTTGAATCAGCCGCGTAACCAGCCTGCTCAAGCAAGGCATCCGTGCTATCCCGGATGCGTCTGTTGAATTCATCCCGTCCCTGCTCCGGCTGCGCTACTGGCTGCGGGGCGGCTTCGAGCATTGCGATGACACTTTCAGCAATTTCTCGCGGAGTTTCTGACTCATCGACTGGCTCAAAATCGTCCTTGCCCATGGTCCCGACATGCCAGGCCGCCCAGACGCGAAGGCAGTGATACGTACCGCGTAGACCTTCCGCGATCTTGTCCGCAAGCGCTTCAACATCCGGCACCCGCGCCGCCAGTTGCTGCTCAAGCTCTGCCACCCGCTGGCGCATGGCGGCATTCTCAGCGTCCAGGCGGCGCAGTTCTCCCGCTGCCGGCCATGCGACTTTGCTCAGACCCCCCCACATGCTCGGGTCTTCCTCTAGCTTGTCGGCCAGTTCAGTTGCTTTGCTCATACCACCCCCAGAAGTACAGCGGCCAGGGTCAGCACGGCGGCTACCCACACAACGGCGGCGATGCCGTTGATCAGTTTTGATTGTGTGCCACACGTGCATGCGCGGCCTTGGTTGCAGTTGTTTGTGCAGCTCATTTGGCTTCCTCCAGCTTCTCGTTCAGTCGTTGGATCACAGACAGCTCGAACTCAGGGAACGAGCGCTGCAGGATGCGTTGCATGGCCTCGGCAATGGCTTTGCAGTCTTCTAGGAGTTTTCGGTCGTCAGACATTCTTGCCTCCACTGCGTGCGCGGTAGCAGGCGGTCTCCCACTCGTTGCCGAAGTCTTCAATGCTGCTCTGGCGCAGGGACTCAGACTGGAACCGAGGGCGCTCGTAGGCCTCCAGCACAATGCGGCGCTCAACTTTGGTGTCCTTGACGATCTCCATCAGCTGGCTCAGGGGCACGCCCAGCTGGCGGGACCCCATCACTGTGCGGGCAAGCTCACCCAGCGTCGCGCAGATCGGATCGGCGTGGGCCGTATTCATCATCAGTACTGCCGTGGCAGCGAGGATCAGTTTTTTCATGTCATTCTCCAGTGGTTTCATTCATCGCCAGCACAGCTGGCAGCATCAAGACAGCGGCGTGGTTACCCACACCAGCAAACAGCCGCACGGCGTCAGCAGGCAGACCTAACATTAGGCCGGCGTCATCCCACGCCACGAGCGCAGCACAAGCGTCCTGAGCAGCCCGCCGAGCAGTTTCCCAAGCAGCGTCCCATGCAGCGTCCCATGCAGCGTCCCGAGCAGCGTCCCGAGCAGCGCCCCTAGCAGCGTCATAGGCAGCGCCCCAAGCAGCCCGCCGAGCAGCGTCCCGAGCAGCGTCCCGAGCAGCGTCCCGAGCAGCGCCCCAAGCAGCGTGCCAAGCAGCGTGCCAGCGGTCCGGGTGTTGTCTGACGTGCGCCAGCACGGCGTCGATACGCTTGGCGTTGGGTAGGTTGTCCCAGGCGTTAGCCATTGCTGTCTTCGTCGTTCGCCGTGCGGATGTAGGCCTTCAGGCGCTTGATGCGCGCCTCGTGGTAGGAGGCCATACGCTGGGCGTACTCGGCAGCACTCTGGGCAGCGAGCAGCTGGCGCTGTGCCTCTTCGAGCTCGGCTTGGGCGAGCATGGCGGCACTCGGTTTGCGGAAGGGGTTGAATTTATTTGTCATTGAGGGTCTCCGTAAGTTCGCGTTCGAGCATCTCCAATCGTTCCAGCAGCACGCGCACCAAGGTGCTGTCGTGGTATGCGTAGAGCCGGATCAGATCGTCGTTGGTCAGGTGGTCGTAGGTTGGTAGGTCAGTCATAGCCAAAGCGCAGTAGGTTGTTGTGCTCATCAATGTGGAACCACAGTACTTTGTACGGCGGCGGGTCTGCGGGCAGTATGAAGTGGTCTCCGACGGTGGCCACAGCGAGTATCGTCTTGAGCCAGTCGGGCTCGTCCCCCGGCCGGCCCTGCGTGCGGGCTTGGCTCACGAAGGCCCTAGGTTTTTTGCCCACCTGCATGTTGTACATGTTGAGGTGCCAGTCGTTGGCGCTTACCTGGTACCTGCACAGTAGTGGATTACTCATCATTACCCCAATCGAAGGCCCCGAGAATCGAGTCCACTTTTTGCAACGTGATCAATCGTGCGCCCTCTTCCTTACGCAATTCTTTCGCGTCTACACCCATCATGGCTTCCTCCAGTTGTCGGCGCGCTTTCTCCAGCGCCGGGTCTTGCGTCACATTGAGCGAGGTCAGCAGCTCACACAGCTCCTGCGTGCCCGTCACCATCGAGTCGTGGAACACCCGCTTGGTGCCGTCTTCGTTGAGCGTGAGCCGGTCCTTGATCCGTGTGAGCGCGTCGTACATCCGAGACCACGAGTCCTGCTGCGCCTGCGCCAGCTGCTCCTCCATACGGCGCTCGTATTGCGCCACGAGTTCTTTCTGCACCTCCTGCTCGATGTCCAGTCGGAAGTCCCCCGCTGTGGGGAGGGGAGCATACGCCGGCTCGAACCGGAACCGCTTAGCCACCTCCTCGATGGGGGGGTATTCGTCCCGGTCGAACAGCGTGCCCAGCTTGAACGCCGCGGCCGCCACCAGCACGTCGAACTTGGTCAAGAACGCCTCCACCAGCCGATCGAACTCGCTGGAGTAGCGGCCCATCTCGGCGGTGTAGTCCATGAACGATATGGCCGGCAGCAGGCGGGCCCCCGAGTCGCTCCAAGGCAGCGTCATGTGGTAGTGGCGGGCCCTGGCCCTGGCTTGGAACTTCACGATGGCGTCAAGCTCTGCGCAATCTGCGAAGAGCTGCTTATAGACAGACGCTGCGCGCGCCGACCCACTACCCTTGGAATGCACGACCTCAGCTTGGGTGCGCTTGTCCTGCTTGCGCCCGCTGTACAGCGAGACGTTGAGGGTCACGAGCATGGCGGAGCGGGCCACGCCTGCAATGGTGCTAGTCATTTGACGTCCTTCATCAGTTTGGTTTTGAGTACGATCGCGTCGTAGTAGGTGTCGGGTATAACGTTGGCGGAGAGCTGCGTCTCCATCTCGAACGGCCTGAGCTGCTTGGAATAGTTGGTGCCGTCGTCACCCTTGCCGGACCCTATGTACACGTCGTCTAGCTTCTCTGCACCGACCAGCGTGTTGGCCAGCTCGCTCATGCGGGTTTCATCCAGCAAGACTTTCTGGCCTGCGATTTGCACTATGTATTTCATTCTTCCACCTCAAAAATTACGTCATTAGCTTCACAATCCTCGACGAACATGTCTTCGC